TAGTTACAGTCATTCATTGAACACCAGGCACGAAGGTCACCAGAAGTAACATTTTCGCCATACAGTGATTGAAGAGAAGTGACTACGTATTCTTTTGATAGTGCCATGATGTATGTGGTGTGGTCAACAAAGCTAATATAGTCTAAAACCACCCCCTAGTGGTGGGTGGCTGGGACAGTTATCGAACTGATCAAGAAATCAGATCAACAAACTGGCTAAGTACTTTCCTATTTAGAGACTTAGCCTTAAGATTTTTGGCAAATGCGGATCTGATTTTTGATTTAGATGCTCCTTCATCAACTTCAAACTCAGTGTCATTATTCAGACTGGTATCTAACATACCAAAATAAGAAGTATAACCAGAGTTTTTAATCTCATAAAATTTTTCTTTACGAATAACTTTCATAAGTTCATCACTAACTTCCATGTACCGACGTAAGAAAGGTTTGAAGTCGTAGTTGGAAGCAATACGAATTCCGATAAGATTTACATCAGGGAAACTTTCTTTCAAATCTTTCAATAGAAGTTCAGTGAATTCATAATATTGACCAGGAACTTTATAAGTGTATCCGGTCTTACGATTACGAATATAGTCACCCATAGTCAATCTACCAACACCCATCTTACCACCCATATACTCACACGTTCTGAATACAGATAAGTGATTGGCCTCTCCATCAGTTAGAATAACTGTGTTAACTTTTTGTACATTATTCTTCATTTTAAATTTAGGAATAATTGTATGAAGACTAACGATTGCCTCATTCAATGGAGTACCAGAAAGAGAGAAATTTAATGGAGCGTCGTACATCGAATTAAATGTCATTGAATAGGCAATTCGATATAGAGATAACATCTGATCATCAAGTTCTGCCTTTCTTGTGTCGCTGGTTAGGAAGTGGAGAAGATTAAAGTCAGGAGAAACTACTAACATATTATCTTCTACTTCTTGATATGTGATCTCACTCCAATCAATTCTTGGTTTGTAGCCGTTACTTCTATCTTCAAGATAATTATTGGTAAATGCATATACATCAAATGGAATGTTTACTTTTTTACAAAACCAAATCAAATTAAAGAGTTGCTTAATCGTAGAAAGAAGAGTATTGGCCATAGAACCTGACCAGTCAAGAATAAAGATAAGACCATGGTTCTTGCCATCAGGCAGTACATTTATCTTCTTGAACAAATCTTCATTGTATTTGTAGGTATGAAGTTTAGTACAATCTAGTACACCAGTTTTTGCAGTAAGTGACCGTGTATATGCATCTGCCGACTTCTTACATTCAAACTCTTTTACAAGATAGTTGACTTCTTTTTGAGTAGATAATTTAAATTTATTGTACTCACTGTCAACATGAGTAAAATCTACTGCAAATGTTTTACGGTACTTTTTTGCGTACTCATCCCAATAAGTTTCTTCAGTAGAAATTTTTGTCCAGTGTTCACGTATTTCTTGGTGACATTTAGCATTTGAAATAATAAGTTGTTCTACATCAACTTCAGGAACCTGATGGTATTGAGGATTTCTACTTTGTTCGGTTATACCATTGAGTTCTTGAGTACCTTCATTGAACGCTTGATCGGTCTGAACTTGTGGTTCCTCCTCAACCCTATCTTCACTAGAACCTTCTGTAGAACTTTCAGTAGAACCTGTAGACTCTGGAGTTTCATTACCAGATGTTTCTTCTTTCTCTGGTTCACTATCAAAAGAACCTTCTTTGTTTTCACTGGTGGGAATATTTTTAACAGTCTCTTGTTCTGTTACTTCACCAATACAATACTTATAAAGAACTTCTGCAGCAAGAACTGCTTCATCAAAAGTTTCTGTTTTACCTACAATGTCTAGAATATCTTTCTCTTCACCATCGTCAATAGGTACATCAATGAAGTTACCGATCTTATAGTAAAGATTAATACGGTCAGCAAGATTCATATCTACAAGATCTTTATCTCCAAGTTCAAAGAAATCTTGGTCAGATAGTTCTTTATAACCTTTATAGAAACTCTTTGCCAGACCAGGATATCGACGTTTCATCAGTTTCTCGATACGAGCATCTTCAGTGACGTTCACAAACTGTTGAGGAACTCGATCTTCCCAGCCCCATTCATTAGGAGTATAAAGAGCATGACCCACTTCATGACCCACCAACATATCATAGACACTCTCACTGGCTCGTTTCCACATAGGAAGAGTCAGAACTCTATTCTCTACATTAAACTGTGCAGTTTCAACATTACGGTTCTCAACTAGAAGATCTTCAGTTGCAAGAAGTTTAGCAAGTTGTGATTTGATTTCGTAGTTGACCATAGTCATTTCGTTTCCGATAGACATAGTATATAACAAAACTCGACCAAAAAATGGACGGGTCGTACAGTTCTATTATTGGCACATAGACCAATCCCCCCCACTTATTAGGTGGAGGGGATTTTAGTTTTAAACTCCTTAGTCGTTTTTATTCGGTAAGAATGTGACGGCAGAACCTCCTTGCGGTACTATCGATAATTTCGCAATCAGAAATACATTGAAAGTAATCTGTGACCTGATCGTGTGTTTCCTCGTTAGTCGTTTTTTCGTCCCATTGCCATGATGCCAGTTCATTCCGTGATAAAAGGTCTTTCATAGTATTCTCCGTATCACTGTATTATATAGTCTACTTTGTGTTAGTTTACTAACATTTGTATATTTGTAATCTAACTACACCTTTCTAGAGAAACCTTTAAACTTCTCGAATCGAATGACTTGATCAAACTTATCTTCAATACCATCCTTATGGGAAATAACAAACACATTTGTGTTTGGTTGCTTGTATCGTATAATTTTCATGAAGTCATCAGAACCACTTCCATCCAGACTACTGTCACAGACCTCATCGAGAATCATCAGGTTAGTATTAACAGAGTTTTTAACTCTAGATATTTCTCTCCAGGTGAATAGTAGAGATAAGTCAATTCTCATCTTCTCTCCTTCACTGAAAGATGCGTAGGAGAAATCTTCATGAATCGGAGATTCAATAGTCTCGTTAAACTCCTCATCAAGTTTAAAGTTGATGTAGAAGTCCATCAATTGAAGGTACTTATTTACCTGTTGATTGATGAGTGGAAGATACTTTTTAATAATTTTTGCCTTGACACCACCGTCTTTAAGAAGACTGTATATGAAATCATGGTAGGAAATATTCTCTTTCCTTTTGGCAAGTTCGTCATATGTTTCGTCAAGGGTTTGGTGTAGGGTTTCTAACTTCTCATGTTCAGTATTTCTATTCTCGAGCTGACTGGTAACAGTTTGAATTTCCTGTTCGAGCCCCCTAATTTGTTTCTGTAGACTAGAGACTTGTACATTGAAAGAAGAAATTTCATTAAGTACTTTTGTTGTTTCCTTTGTAAGTTGAATGAATTGTGATTCCCTCAACTCTTCGTCTTTAATTGCCCCTTGGAGTTGTTCAAACCCCTCACGCAACTCTTCTGCTTTACTTTGGGAATCACTAATTCTATTTACACGGAACGACTCTTCAATATCCTGATTGCAAGTAGGACAAACCGTATTCTCGGTAAAAAATTTATGTTCTTTAACAATAGTTTGTATTCTCTGTGACAGTTTACCTTTGACATTACCAAACTCTCGGAGTCTTTGCTGAACACCTTCATAACTGTCTAAAGATCCATTAAGTTTGATAAGTTCATCCTCCTTGGTAAGACCATCTTTCAAATACTTATCAACATCAAGATTGAGTTTGTTTATGGAGTTGGTCTTTATTACAATATCTTCTTTACTTTGGGATTCTAGTTTCTCAATAAAATCTTTTTGCATACCAACCTTATCCTGAAGAGATTCTTTCTTTAACTGTAGAGTTTTTATATCTTCACGAATCAAACGAATCTTTGATTTGATAAGGTCATTCATCGAAGAGAAGATTTTGATGTCTAACAAGTCTTCCACAACTTCTCTACGACTACTTGTAGGTAGTTGCATAAAAGGGACAAAAGTAGAAGAACCTAAGATTACAATTTGAGTGAAACTCTTGTAGTTCATCTTGAGAACATTCTGTTCCAACCATTTCTGTTGGTCGATTGCAGAATGTGATTGATCTAACTCTTCATCGTTACGAGAGAGCTTGAAGATGTTTGGTTTAATGCCACGTTTGATTTTCCACTTTACATTATTAACGTCAAACTCAATCTCAACTAGACAACTCTTTTCGTTGGTACTATTGATCAGTTGTGCCTTATTAATCTTACGAAATGACTTTCCATACAAGACGAATGTCAATGCATCAAGAATAGTTGACTTACCTGCACCATTGGCTCCAATGATTAGGGTGGTTGCAGTCCCATCAAGAATAACTTCGGTTGGTTGATTACCGGTACTTAAAAAGTTACACCAGGAGATTTTCTTAAACGTTATCATATTCTTCGTCAGGTGGGATTACAATGTCATTGGGGGTGATCACAGTATAACGGTGATCGTGTATTTCACAAGTCTTTATCATCACTTCATCATCCACTTCTAACACAGTCATCTCAGGATAGTCAAGTTCCTCTAATTGCATAGAGTATCTTGTGGCATCATCCTCTTCCATAAAGATGTAAAGAACTTGTTCTCCATCTTCATCGATAACAGAATATGCTCCCTCCTTTTCCTTTCCGACAACTGTGATAATATACATTAAAGGACCTCACATGCTTCCTGATATATTTCTTTAATCAGTGATTGAATTAATGGTTTATTTAACTCTGTTTCCGACTCATCAATATACCTACTTAGGATAGACATAGTATCTTCAGACTCTTCTGCTTCAAACTCATCAGACTCTATGAGTTGAAAATTCTCAACAATCTTGAGATCAGCAACACTAGAGGAGTAAAGTTTGTCGATGAACTTTTCAAACTTTTTAATATCAGTCTTCTTTCTTACAACAACTTTGACAATCTTATTCTCGTACTCTGAAGTATTGAATGTTTGATAGTCTGTATCATCATAGTAGATGATGTAAAAGAGTCTGTATGGATTACTTACTGGGGTATGTTCAAGGGACTTAGTATCAAAAATATGGAAACCTCTGGAGTCGTTAACATCGTTCCAGAACATCTCATAGGGATTACCCAGATAGAACACGGTTCCATTGTCGGATCGACTGTGATAGTGCCCCGAAAAGACTTTCTTGAACTTATCAAAGGATCTGCTGTCGTGACCGTGTTCCATGATGTGACCCGGTGTTGCAACGAACCCGTTGAGTTCAAGGTGTCCCATCGCAACTGAACACTTGGTTTTTTTGATAACGTTAAGAGTTTCTTTGTGGTTCTCTTCATTAATCCAGGGAATGAATAAAGTTTTGAGACCACCCAGAGATACTTCTGTAGGAGAAGAATAAACCTCAACATTATCATATTCTTTTAGAAGAAGATCGACAGCATTAATTGAATTTGTATTCTTGTAGTATGCATCATGATTACCCACCATAAGGTGCATTTTGATACCACGTTCCTTGAGAGGATCAAATACAACTCTCTTGGACCACTTTAATGCTTTGAATTCGATACCCTTACGGCTATCAAATGCATCACCCATGTGGACTATAGTATCGATACCTTCTTTATCCAACGTGGGAAAGAAGATATCGTTGTAGAACTTTTCGAAGTAGTCATGAAAGAGTTTAGAACCTTTCCTTGCCCCATAGTGCGTGTCAGTAATTATTGCAACACGCATTATTCTTCCTTAACTTCCCAAGACCCACCAACACCACCATCCATGTTGACAACAATATCTTGTGGTTCAACAGGTGTATATGAGTGCTGAGGTTTGTGTTCCCTATCCATAGGGAGAGATCTAGTCAAATCTCTACGAGATTGATTTTTGATAACGATGAAACAATCTTTGTTGTACTTACGAGTACCAATAGGTGACTGCCACTTTCTGTTGTACTCTTCACCAACATCAATACCTGAGACCTGAGTACCACCGAGTTCTACAGTGATTTCATCATCCACAGACCAACCAAGTTTCTCAACATAACCAGCAACTAGTTCATTGATAGTTGGTTCATCTAGAATACGCTCTTCTGGGTCAAGACTCCCATTCATAATCAACCACCTCTCAGTTTTTGATGCACTGCATCTTTGATGCTATTATAGTCAGAGTAGTTACTACTGTCAAGGTCATTAGAATCAAAGACCTCATCAAAGTCACTCTTCTCAAGAATTTTGTTTTTAATTTCTAGTTGCTTCTTCTCTTGAGAAATCCTTCTCAGGAAAGCATAGTAGATAATCTGAGTGAAGTATGCAAAGGGGTTCTTTGACTTCTCTGGATTAAAGTTATGAATATATCTTACGCAGTTCTCAATGCCATCACAAATCATATCATCCTTGAACATGTAGTTCACGAAGTTAGGTTTGTATGATAGATGGTTTGCAATCTTCAGAAAACATTCACCAATATACCTAGGAATAACTGGTTTGGGTTGATCATTAAGTTTTGCTGTTGCAACCTGTGCAAAGTAATTCTCAAGAGCATTCAGAAATTCCTTATTGTTTACATAGTGTTCTGTACTTCTTGGTTTTGGCATAATGGTTTCAAGTCTTTAACCCGAATAATGTGTTGTAATTATTATAACATGATCTTATCAGTTCGACAAGTGTTGACAAGAATACAAATGCCACATAGACTAGGCTTGTCCCGTTTGATAGATAAGTTATAGGTTCTTAGAGATTATAGAGTTTTTCTAGAACTTCTTTAGCATCATGTACATTGGAAAGATATCCCATCTTTCTATCTAACTTCTGAAAGTTACCTTTAGTAGATTTTCTTATGTACTCTTGGTAGTTCATAATCATCTCTAGATTTTCAGATTCAGACATTGTAAGTACATCATCTAGATTAATTATAAAAAGATCTTCATGAGAAGTCTTTAACCATGGTTCAAACTTATACCCAGTAACAGAACCTCTACTCTTCACAGGTTCTATCATAATAGGATTTGATACTAATAACATGGTTCTATCATCTTCATCAGATGCTGCCACCTTAGCAAAAATCTCTTCACCACATTTAAGTTTTATAGTTGCATAGAAATCATCTTCTATCATATGCTCTCCTTGTTTAGTCTTTTATATCAATAGTTAAAATATCGTAGTTGAACTGTTCAGAAACATAAATTTTGATACGTTCAATAAAATGATTCAGTGTATAGTTTTTTCTTGAGTTAATTGTAAAATCATCAGCAATGTCATAAAGTTTTGCACTCACTTTATCTTTGCCTTTACGTAGGACTCTACCAATACTCTGTAAGTTCCGAATACGAGATTTTGATGGAGAGGCAAATATTACATTGTGTAGATTTTTAATATTAATACCGGTGCTGAATGTTCCGTATGATGCAACAATGATAGCGTCTTTTTGTAATTCGGTAATTGACCTTACCTTTTCTCTATCTTCTGCACCAACACCACCGTGAATAAAGAATACATTTCTTCCTTCACTTACCTTATTATTTATCATCTCGTATAAAATTGCACCATGAGATTCCACACGACTGAATAACACAAGTGTGTTACCTTTCATATCACAAGACAAATTAGTAATAAATTTATTTCTTATCTCGTTAGAGATAAGATGCTGTATCTCATCTTCGTAGGCATCAAACTTCTTTGGTTTGTACTTCAATACAAGACACTGAATATCAAGAGACGCAAGATGACCTTCATCAATAAGTTTCTTTGTTCCAGTAACTTTATACGATGGTCCAAACAGTCCCTCTAACACCCACTTATGGGTCTGTGTACCGTCTAATGTTCCTGTGAATCCATATCTATACTTTGCATGATGTAACTTGTCCATAATCCCTACAAGAGACTTAGACTTAAACAAGTGTGCCTCATCACCAATGATGACATCATACTCTTCAAAAAAACTTCTATCTAATTGATAAACAGACTGCCAGGTGGTGATAGTCACTTCATTCGTATTGACCCTCTCACGCCCTGCGTAGATACGGTGACAGTGGTTCTCTGGATCCCAACCATAATCCTTGAAATCTTTATACATCTGTTCCACAAGAGAGGTAGTAGGAACAACCAATAGAATTTTATTACCTCTTGCTACATGGTACCTAACAATAGTGTAAATCATAAATGACTTACCAGATGCGGTAGGCGATATCAGTAACTTACGATTATATCTTAACGCATCATAAACAGCTTCTATCTGATAATCTCTTGGTTCAAAATGAGTAATGGACTTCATGTAGTCCTTGACACCACCTAACGATACAAAGTCATTGACTTCAAATGGTAGTCCGTAAAACTTATTATTTTCAAACTTATATGTATATCCGTTATTCTCACAAAATGCTACAATCTTATCTAGAAGACCCACATAGATCCTCTTCGTCTTCATATTATAAAGATGTATCTCACCGTTCCAATGCCTGCTTCTATACTGTGGCATGAACTTCTTTGATTCCACTTCAAAGGTAAAGCGGTCTCTCAGTTCATACTCTACATGTGGTTCAGTTGTTATTTTTAGATATACCTCGTTTACTTTCTCAATTGTCAAATGAGACATAATGTAACTTTTCAGTTACTATTATTTATTACATATTGTCAAACTTATATTCCAATACCATTCTATACAACGAATCTCTCAAATACCAAAGGTGCTGTTGTTCCATTGGTTGTCTGGCTGGAGAACCTTCCCAATTTTCAATTCTTTTTAATACACAGTGATGTAAGAGACGAATATCCTCTATAGTCAAACTAAGTGTATAATCAAAGTCTTGACTTGGTTCGAACTCTTCATTCATTAACCTGCTCCAGATGTGAACCTCATATAATCAATTGAATTTTTAATTTGATATGTTCTATTAGTTATCTGTTTTAAAATTTCTTCAATATACTTTAACATGACATCATAATATTCTATCTTTAACGAAACTCCTGAGAGTTTCTCATCTGCGTCAAGATACTTTGACATAGTGTCTTTATCTCGGATCTTTTTGGGAAACGGATTCTCGATATAAACATCTGGATCTGCCTTACCTGCGTAGAATTCATATCTCTCATGACGAATGTTCTTCTTCTGTTGTTCTGCTTTCTTCCTCAACAACATGAGGTTATTATAAATGTCATAATATTTTGCATGTAGAACAGGAATGTTTATGGATTCTGTATGCAAGTTATCAATATCAATTTTAGAATCCTTTTCCCACATTTCTTGGATTCCAGTTAAGTCAATCATTTAACAACATTCAAATGGTTCTACAGTATAGTTAAGATACTTGAAACTGACCTCAGCTGTCAAGTATCCCACCTCAGTCAATGTTGAGTCAAAGTTAATGTCAGAAAGGCTAACGGGAAACATATCCATAAATTTGACTACAAACAATGGAGTATTTGTCCCACTAAGTATCGTTAGAGTTCCATCAGAAGTCAAATTAATTATACTATTCTCTTCTTTAGGTACATCCCAAGAGTTTTGGAACTCATAAATTTCATTTAGACTATCTGGAAATCCAATACCCCGCATCCAGTTTTGGATTTGCATATAGTTTTCAAGATTTTGATCAATCAAAAACCTTATTCTCAAATCATTGTAATCTAAGATATCACCAACTCTAGGTATCATCTTAAGGTAACTAGGTTGGTCTGGAGAACCTAAAGTAAAACCAGGAACGTTAATTGCATTGCCGTAAAAACCAACCTTATCAGCTCTTGCAATAGAAAACCTAAATCCAGTTGCCTGTAAGAAGTTTCTATCAGTAACTTGTCCTGCGAATGAGTTTGTCATTATTCGTTAATTACAACTCCAGAATATCTGTGATGTTCCTCATTGGCATCTCCTTCATTATTGAATCGTTTTCTTTCAGAAAACATTTCTGTCCACTGATCGTTACCTTTATAGTAAACTTCTTTGTTACAAACGAGTTTCTTAATATGAGATGCCATGGGGTTAAGGCAGTGATGTATTATTTATCAGAGACCTGCATCAATTAATCGTTGTTGCGGGTGTCCTAAGAATTAAGCGTTTGCAATTGGTGTCAGTCCATCAAAGAATGGGGATGAACCATAAAGATACAAAGTGCCAGCGGCGCCATTGGTAGATGCTGTTGCGTTTAGTCTAATATTACTGGTATTAGCAACACTGGCAGTCCAGGAAATAGTTGCAACGGTTCCATTTGTTATAGAATTTTCTGTTGTATAAGTACTTGTGACAGCAGTAATATTCGATCCACTTCCCCTAAATGTTATATAGATTTTACCCATTCTTACTCCATTTGGATAGCTTGAATCTACAAAAGCCCAAGTAAGTTCAGCAAATCCGTGACCGCTAGTCATCTGAATACCGAAAAGACCTGTGGCCGTGGTTGATGTTGTATAAGCTCTGGAATGAGAAGCTAACTTTGTTTGCTGAAATTGAATAGGTCCGTTTACCTGAAGCAGGGAATCTCCAGAAGAGGAGGTCAATCCAATCAACAGCCTGCCCGAGCTGTCTAGGCGCATACCTTCATTCCAACTTATTGCTGCGTCTGCAGTAGAATTTGCAGCAGAATTAAATATAAAATTTTCATCAAATAATGCTATTCTTTGAGCATCACCAGCTGCTATGTATCTATAAGCACTACCATCATAATAATAGTTTCTTC